CTTTCTTAGCATAGTCTGTCTTGTAGAATCCTGATCCGTGAAAGATTGGTGTAAAGGTTGACATTAACTTATCAACTTTAATACTCTGACAATCTGGACACGTAACTTCAGAATCTTTATTCGATACAAGCATTTCGAAGGTTTTATTACAATTTTGACAATGATAGTCGTAGATTGGCATTGAGAATAAACCTATTAAACTATTCAAATATAGTTACATTATAGGCATTTTAATAGAAATGTCAATTACGTATTTATGCACTTTTCTGATGTTCTTCCCAATATTTTTTCCAGTATGCATTATAGTATTCTTCAAGTAATTTATTCATATTGTCTTGTTGTTCTTTATACTTTTTTAATCTGGAAAGAAAGTCCTCTGCCTTAAGACCTAAATCCACAAGCTCAGCTATTCTCTTCTGTTCTATCTTGTGTTGGGCATATATTGAGGTAAGTTTATTATACAACAATACGTTGGCTACAACTATATAGAAGATAACAACTACTTTAGTAAGTCTAATCAATATCCTACGATTAATTTCTCCATCACAATATACAATTTTAAGTAGATTGTATATGATTAATAATGATAGTAAAAAACATGGGAATAAAAGAAGAAGGTTTGTGAGCATAACAAAGACTCATTGAATAATAAATCTTTATTATTTATAAGCCGTTAACAATTAAACTGGGGAAATTTCTTTACAACATCTACAAACTGTTGTAATTGTTTGTTTTTTGTTGTTAGTACTTCTAACTGATCTGTCACTTGATTTAATAATATCACGCACTCTTCTATCTGTTTCTTATATTCTGCTCGTTGCGATACGGCCAGATGGATAACCTCAGAGAAGTTGAAAATCATATCACTAACCGACAAAGATACTTCCTCAGATAACTGATACTTATCTATCAATGCCAACAACACGGTTGCGGTTTCTCGAATCTCTTCGCTTAATGCTATTAGCCTATCGGGTTCTTCTTCGCTAGTCATCGATACTTACTTCGTTATCTCTTAGATGTTGATAGAACGCTTCTCTAGCTTTATCGATACCGTTAACTTCTTCAGCAGTTAGTGATTCACTATTATACTTAATGGCCGAACGGAGCCACTGAGCATAGTCCCACATCGCTAATCTTAAGTCTGCATTCTTAAGCTGGTTCATTAACTCTTTTTCATCTTCAGGTGATCTAATCACATGTTCGATAGTAACTCTACGCATTGACATATCATACCTCCGGTTTGGTTGGTTCTGTTGACGTTACGGGAACAACGGCTGGTTGAACCTTTTTGGGTCTACCACGTTTACGCTTTTCTGTTACTGGAGCTACTGCCACCACACTTTCAGGTGTAGTTGTTGTAGCTACTGCTCCTGCAACTGGTTTGGGTAACTGAATATCGGGAAAGGCGGCCAACACTGCGTTTATATCAAAGTCGTAGTCGCTGCCAAGCTTCTTGTTCTTCAGTGATTCTAACACCGCCGCTTCTTCTTTTGCTAGACCTTCTAGGAGTTGTATCCATAATTGTTCTCGTCTTGGCTGATCAAGCTTTGGATGTCCTCCTTGCACGAACAGATACAATCTCCTTGCTTCTCTGAATAAGTTTGTATCTGCAATACCCAACGGACAAACTGATGGTTTGAACGGAGCGGGGGTTTCTGGAATTAGAAACTTAACTTTCTCTGAGAAGTTAGCATATAGGACTTGTCTTAGTGATGGACTATCCTCTTGTCTTAAAACCTTGACCTTTCCCTCAAAAGTCTTGGTGTTCTTTACTTTCTCTAGAACCTCTGCAATTAACAATTTCATTTCGTGCTTCTCCTTTTTGGTTTTGCCTTGGTTGGTTTTTTAGTATCAAAGACCATCTCTGGCTCAGTATAAACCAGTTCAATCTTACTACTAATCTCCATTCTAAAATCTGGGACACCTAGCTTATCAATAATTTTAAGCTTTTTAGTCTCAAACGCATCCATGTATATGTCTATGTTGTTCTTCTTCTGAAGTAACTTTATAAAAACCGATAGGTCCTTATATCCACAAGCATATGCCATTTTCTGATAAATCATGGTGTTCAATCTATCAGTCTCTTCCATGTTAACTTTCATGTCAGTTAGTTTAGACCACCAGCTAGCACCAGATACTTCATGTATCATTACTGTTGCGTTTGGATCAAGGAACCTGGCTCCAGGGTTTCCGTGTGCTAACAATATTGTTGCGGCACTCATTACTTTACCAACTCCGATTGTTGCGACAGGAAGTGGACTGGATTCTATATCGGATAACATACTTAACAATGCGTATACATCTCCTCCATACGAATCGATGACAACAGGGATGATTGGTTGACCAGTATTATACGCCTCACTGATACTCTTAGAGAAATCTAATGCACACCTTTCGGTTATGTCACCAACACGAATAACAACTGGTGCTGTGATTAAATCTTGTACAGATGGTCGAATGTACGGATCTTTAGTTATAATTGTTTTCATTAAAACTCCATGAGTGAGGGCATTAAATTTCTCAGCTTGTTTTTTATGAAATAATCTAGAACATTATTTTTAGGGTGTTGATTCTCATATTCACTCAAAACGTTTTCTTCAATCTCTGCTGGTATGTGTTCTACCAAGTCTATCAACACCTTATTTCTTTCAAAATTACTCTTCAACCTGTCTTCATACAAATCTACTTCCTTCGACATATGCTCACTTAAAGTCTTCTGTCTTAACGGCTTCTGTCTCTTTCCTGGAACAACAAACGTGTCTGCGTCTGATAAAAAGTTTGGAATACCATCTCCTGGATCTCCTTTTAATATCTTTTCTTTTAAATATAACTTAGGGTTGTCGTGTGATAAGAATCTCTTATGAATCGGAGAATATTGTTTGACGTTATTAAATTGGTGCAGTTGTAAAAAGTCTGTATCACTAGACACTATCATTACCTTCTCTGTCTGTGATAATTTTTTAACCAGTGTTGATATCACATCATCGGCTTCGGCTGTATTTACTACCAATACTTTATAAGGAAAATTTGCCTTAACCTCTTCTCTAATTTTATTCATTGAACCGTAAACAAGATTCCAATCAAGTGTAGAATTTTCTCTTTGTTTCTTTCTATTTGCTTTATAGTATGGAAAATGTTTCTTGCGCCAACAATTACCACTATCTCCACAAATTATTAAACTTCCATATTCCTGTTCAAATGTTTTTTTGTAATGAAGAATATTACTTATAACAGTGTGGCGAATAAGTGACTCATCAATATCAAGCTGTTCTCCTGGACTTGAGTACACCTGTGCAAAAAGATTTGCTAGAAAAACGTGGTTATAGTCAATAAGTATTGCCATATCTTTAATCGATTATAACCAACTGTTAAAGTTTGTCAATTAAATTCTCATGGACCAGTGCATAATATATTACATAAATCCAGCCTAAGAAGAAGTGAAAGGTTGCCCAGATGACGGAACCAAACTTCTGCCAGGACAAGTATCCAGCCAGACAACAGCCGAAAATAGTTAGGATCTGTCGCACTATGCTGTAACTTATTCGATCTCCTAGATAATCTAGTTCTATTTTATTCATATTATAGTTGTCGTAAGATTATGATATTCTTATTAAATCTTCCGTTTAACAGTCTCTGTTTGGAGCGAATGTTAGGTAGGACCTTTCGTAAGGCCACCTTTCCATCCTCTAGTACGCTCTTGATAATATCTCTTGGTTTTCTAAGGGTCTTTTCTATTGACTGTTCCTTATTAAAATTTAAAATACTTGAACCCTTAACACTCAACCCAGAAGAATCACACGCTACATAAACACCAAGCTTTCGGTTTTTTGTATTATAAACCCATACTTGCTCCGCACCAACAATCTTTGTTGCTGGAATACTTCGCAGCCCCAGATCTGGAAACTCACTAAGATATTGTAGTTTCTTAACTTGTTCGTGCGGGGGTTTTACTTTCTTCTTTCTTGGTTTACGATTAGAGTTCTTATATTCATTAAACGTCTTAGCAGTATCTTTATATGTTAGACAAGCTTTAATTATAGATTTAACGAAATCATATAAACACTTTATTTGTTCATCAGAAAAATTAGAATAATACTCTCTTAGTTCTTTGTCTCCTTTAACAATCTGCTGTAATTCTTTTCCATGTCTTTTGGCAAAGTGTTCAGCAATTTCGTCCAACTGTTCCTTAACTATCTTCTTTTATTGGAGATATTTGGTAAAGTCATATTCATGCTTAAATTTACGGTCCATGAGAACATCTATCTGATGTTCGAATTCCATTATGCAATCATCTGTATTGCGCTTGATTTTCTGTTCTATATTCTTTTGAACTTGATTCTTTCCTTCTCGCAGATTCTTG